TTCGCCACACTCGCACCACTGATTGTCTCGTTCAGCGATGGGGGCATTCTTCTCCACGTCCCTGTCCTCCGCCTGGCAGTAATACGAATAAATTGGCACTATAACCTTTCTTATTACAAGTATATCCTAGTTGACCAGAAAGTCAAACGAGGACCCAGGAGACGTAACCTAGAACCCTGTTCTCAAATTGCCACTGAGTCCCGTCGTTAACAACAGTATCCATCTCCCAATCGTCTAGGGCTGTTTCGGACTTGTGTCCGTTAGCTGGACCGACGCCAGGGCGGACGATGCGCAGCATTGACCCACCACGAGCCAGGATAGCAGATGCCTCGTTGGGGAAGCGAACGTCGGAGATGACGTATCTGGAATCAGGGTCCATCCGATTAAAGGTGGCGTCAATCCAGATGCTCTGAGAGATAAGCTCACGTCCACATTCCGTGCCGAGCCTCTGGAGGAGGTCACGAACACCGTCCGCCCACTGAGTACGCTTGTAGCCATCCCAACCGTACTCATCGATAATCCACTGGAGCTGAGTCACTTTGCCCCATTCGCTCATAATCAGGGGATTGAGACGATAAGCAAACTCTCGCAGAATGTCAGCGAAAGCAATTTGCTTCCAGCCAAGCTCTGCGAGAGCCCTTGCTGCCGTATCCTTCCCTGAGCGGGCATAACCAGCCAAGCCCAGGATTTTCATTTACATCCACCTCAAGATGAGGAACGCCTCACGGAGGGCCATGGTGTCATTGTATGACGAGTGGTCCGGAGTCGTCAGCTTATAGCCGCGCTCCGTCAACATGTCATAGATGTCCTTCATGCTCGGCACAAAGTCGAGTCGAAGCCTGGCCATTGCATACGACTCGATGTCTACCGTACGATAATGACCGGTCCACAGACCATTTTCTTCAAGGAATGCCTGGTCAAACTTGGGATTCGCGGAAATCATAGTGTTACCGGCCAGCGTTCCACGGAACACGTCCAGGTCCCATTCGGTGGCCTGCGGCATGTCCGCCACACCGCGCTCGGTAAACTTGGTCAGATTGTCAATGAACTCGGAAACCTCCTTGACCCCGAAATAGAGCGTCTGTAGCGGGTCGTTGTTAATCCCGTAAGTCAGCTCAACCAACTTGTCATTCTTGGGGTCCAGGCCCGTAGTTTCGCAATCAACAAATACAAAATCTCTATGCATATCTCTCTGTCTCCTGTGCGATGCTCGATTCCGTTCCGGTGATATACACCAAGTCTGAAAGGGAAGGCTTCGAGCAATATCCGTTCAATTCTCCGGTCTGTGAATACCGGTAGAGTACGTTATCATATTGTCCGGTCAGGCCATCTCTTTCCAACAGCCGCCGGATTTTCTCCACGCCCTTTTCGGTGTAATACATGGACACTCCACCATAGAGCTGGTAGGTCTTGCCAATGAACTCACCGCGAGCGTAGGAATCACGATACAAATGGTCGCTGTCTCTTGGCAAAAACAACGAGAAAAAGTCCGCATCATCCGGTAGCTCCGAGATGCGCCAATTGAAATGTGTCTGAAAATGCTGTCCCAGCAGCGCGTCATCCTCGAAAGTGACCAACGGAGCGCTCTCAAAGGAATTCAGCACCGTGTACCAAATTCCCAGGTGTCCAACCTTGGCCTCGAAATTTACCGGGTATGGATGCTTTTCCTGAGCCTCTTTTAGGTGTTCTTTGACCCTGCCGTCTACGCAGTCGGTGACGACCTCTTCCCATCCGGCAAGCTCACGCCTGATTCGCCTAGTGTAATGGGAACGAGAATCATCCACACTGAAAATGGTATATCTCATCTCTTCTTTATCAGTCCAAACCTCTCAAGATATCGATAGATGGTCATATGGCTTACCTCGCACTCCTTGGCGATTTCCTCCGGTGTCTTCTTGTCTACCAGGAACCTTTTGCGAAGCCATGCACGCGAGGTGTATAGTTTAGCCACTCAACCCTCCTCGTTTCAGGATTGATATGGAGCACCGGAACGTTGTTATCATTCGCATACTCGACACAATTCCCGGTTCCACTCCGAGAGCCGTCCCAAACGGCAATTAGCGCTTGCACATGGTCAACGATGTACTCGTTGCGCCTGCTGTAAACCCAAGCTCCCCGGTAATCCTCAAAGGGAAACACATCAACAACTTCCGCCGCGTGTTTGAGCGTCTTTTCATACTCAGTCACATCCGCAGCCCGAGGCTTGTGTCCGGCCCACGGTCGCACACACACATAAGGAATGTCTCGATACCATGCTTCTTTAGCTGACCAGAGGTCAACACCAGCAGCCATACCTTGATAAACCTTGGATGCATGAGTCATTTCATAAGCTGTTCCCAGCGCATCCTGGACCCAGGACTGACAACGAATCTTCTCGGGACGATGCCCTGTTATTCCTACGATAATTTCAATCAGTCCTTTATTTGGTTCGCTACCTTACACACCCACGCTACAAATTCCTCGTGGGACATGTTGCTTTTAGCTCTATTGCAAATCCAACAGGCAGGCTGAACATTGCCTTGCTCATACCCACGAGAAGAGTCGATACGGTCGATTCCATTGTAGCTAAAGTCTTTTGCGTGTGGAACCGACGCTCTACGAATATTTGATGGACCTTCTCCGCAGTATACGCAATTCCGCTGCGCTAGCTCAAGCCACTCATCACGAGACAGAAAGACCTCTCCTCGCTTTCGTGCATTTTTGCGAAAGACGTTGTACTGCTCGTTGATGGTGCGTTCGAGAGGGTCAATACGGTTAGCATAGCAGGGCTTGCCCTTCCTGTCTACACAACGGGCGCACCTGAACGTCTTTCCGTTGGCCAGGTTATAGGTATAGGTGTCAAAAATAGTTCCACAGTCGCACTTAACCCGCGCGTTTTTCTTGGAACCTAGAATTCGCTCTGTAACGACAAGCTTTCCGAAGCGGTCGCCAGGCTTAATTTTGCGGTTAATATGCATAACCCAAATATAACCCGGCGACCCTTCTAATGCAAATTAAGTCGTGGTATCGCTGAACTTAGAATGCCCTACGCTTGCTACGGCAATGGCATCCGAGACGTTATCCGAATCGACCTTGATGCCGTAGGCCTTCTCGACCCAAGCCATCGTCCTGGCTTTCCGAAACTCTCGGTTCGCATTCGAGTACCAAGACTTCGACTTGCCGGGATTGGCGTCTACAATCTTCTGCTTCTCAGCCTTTGTCAATGCCTTATTTCCAATAGCATTCTGCCACGTCATCGGTGAGATTTCCTCGACCCGTGCCCCTGTTGCCATAAGGGCCGCGACAATAGCTCCAAAAGCGTAAGCCAGAAGGATTACCGTCTTTTTGTTCTGTACATAAACGGCTGACTCAAACACAATGAGGTCAGCCTTTAGAATGTGGGCGATACCACGCACCCTGTTCTGTCCATCAGACAGCCGCTCGAAAACGGTAGAGCCGTTGAATTTTATCTCGCCCCACCGGATAGGACCGTCTTTTCCGTACAGACAGAAAGCCAACGAGTTGGTAGAGGCGTCTACTCCTAGCACGGTCTCAACCTTCTTGCTAGCTGGTCCCTTCTTAAGTTGTCCTAGTCCCACTTATAGACCTACAATATTTAGCAACTGCTGCCTACGCTCAGACTCCTGAGCCGCAGCACACCTCTGGCAAATCTTCCCGTCATTGTATCGAGATAGGCGGGTGTCACAGCCAGAGGAAGCGCATACGCGAATGCGTCCCTGCCTCCGCGCCTTCCTCTCATAATACTGCTTCATGAGACGAGCATTGGTGGCACGTCGGCAGCAATCATCCGAGCAATAACGCTGATTGTGCGTATTCCTCTGGAACTCAAGACCACATTCAGCGTATGCGCAAATACTCACAGCGTTGGAACCTCCATCTTCGGGATGTCCGCGACACCCTCTGGAGATTCATCACTCCAGCACCAGTCCTTGACCGGGCAACCCTGGCAAATCTTCACTGGCTTCTTCCATGGACGCACCGGAGCTGTCTCCTCTTCATAAGAGGAATAGACGCTGCGCATCCAGTCCAGAGCGTTATCCAGAATCTTCTTATTTCGAGGAGTCATCTCAATCGGAATGACCAGAAACTCCTGTGAATTCTTGTTCTCATACAGGAGAAAACCGTACTTGCGGTCCCTAGCCTTCATATAAATGAGAATCTGGAACAGGTGATTCACGCTGGGCTTTCCCGATGCTTCTCGGACAAGGAACGCCTCCTGACGAGTAGTCTTAATCTCGCCAATAACCGGCTCGCCCTTCCAATCAACCTCTACGTCGGCGTATCCGCGAATTGGCGGGTCCACCATCGTAACCTCGATTTCGTTTCCCAGACGAATACCCGAGTCATCGAACAACTTTTCGATGCGCTCGTGTGCCTGGGTACCGTTCGCCATATTGGCGATGCCGAGAGCATCCACGGTCTCCACGAATGGGGCACCGGTAAAGGCCAGGAACCAATACCGAGGGCAGGTTCCATGGCCATAACCGATAGTGCTGGGGGAAAACGTCTTCTTCTGGGTATGCTTATCCGGGCGCTTCTGCTGCATATAGGCGGCTTCTAGAAGCTCGGCAAGTTCATTCGCATCAAAGCCTTCCGGCTGCTTGCGGAACTTGAGCCCGGAAACGATATTACGTGACAAGATTCATCCTTTTCTTTTTACCCATTATATCAGTTTACCCGGCACTTTTCTACTCCGGCCGCTGGAGCTGAGAGATGGTCCAAGAACCGCCTCCCAGCGCCCTGCAATATTCGTCCGCTTCCTCGCGTGAGTTGAAAGGTCCGATGATAGCCTTGATTCGCTCACTCTGAAAAACAGCCACAAACATCATGCCCTCGCAGCGTACTTCAAGGCGTCAACCAGGCGGTCGAGCGCTTCCTTCGTGGAGTAGTAAATGTTCTTCTTGTGGTTGTTCTCTGTGCCCGCTCGGTCCTTCTTAATGGTCGCGTACTCAACGGCCTTCACCGCAAACTTGAACGAGATTGTTTGTAGCTCCACAATCAACTTGGGGGCCTTCGTCGCCGCAACGTCCGGCTTGGCCAGGCACTTGATTGCAAGCTCTAGAGCCCTATCAAGTTCCGGGTCCTGCATGAAGTCTGTCAGGTCATTGAACTCGGTAATCTTGGAAATCGTCTCTAGTGGGTGCTCGTCGTTCACTGAAACCTCTTATTCTGCTCTGGTGCGGAAACCCCGCCACCGATTGTCTCGGTGGTGATTACGGTACGATTCGGATTGGCCACAGGCCGAGCCTCAATCATAGTAGACTCCTCCTCGCCGCCCTCTTCTGGAATCTGCTCCTCACTCATACTTCTCCCTCCAAGCCTCCAGCATCTCGTGGAACATTCCATCCGAAATAACCCACAGTCGGGTTTTCGGGCCGGTCTCGTCA